ACTTGAATGTGACCATTGTAGTAGTCATCTGATTCCAGTACTCGCCGTGAAAATTGTTCACGTGCTTCTATGTACGAGCATTCGGACTTTGATTTACAGTAGTATAATATTTCGCGTTTGAAATTGTCTGTGCCCTGCTGATTGACGTCTTCTGTGAGATTGGGGGAGCTGCCGTAGTATTGTTGCCAGTCTGAGTCTATTTTTGATTTAATTTTTTTACGTTTTTTAGTGCCATTCTTTAATTTTACTACTTTATAAGTGGTCTTTGCAAACTTTGCGAGCTTTTTGCCCACATACATCTTGCCGGTCGTAACATTAGTGATCAAGTAAACAAACCCAACAATGTCATTGGGTAGTTCTGTAACAGCTTGTCCATTGTGATACCATGTCATGGTACATACTTATCTGTTTACCATTGGGTAGCATATTTTTCATCTACTATCTTGCTGTTACATTTTGTTTGACATTCTTGCCAACGAAATGTTTTAAATTCTGTTTCCCAAAATGGGTCTGCTAACGCATCTTTTAACGATCGTATATGTAAATTAAACTTCTCGGCAATAGTTTGCCATTCGTTGTTGTGACTATAACGATTGGCTACCCAACAGCAAGGAAACAGACGACCGCGGGCATCAATGTATAATCCTTTATTGCCAATTTCGCACAACGGCACAATATTATTTTTATCCTTGATATTATTATACAGCATTATGTTGGCAGTATGTACTGTATCTGATCTAACAGTAAAATTAATTTGTTCTCGCTCAAATCTATGTGAACTGCTTACAAACTTTGCGCTAGGTTGTAATGGATCGTCGATGCCGTAGCTGGGATAGATACGACCAAATTTTGTGCTTTTTGTTAATTGAAAAGTGTCAACACCAAGTTTTTTTGCAAACTCCTGCATAAATTCTAAATGATCTTCGTTAAATTTAAATGCAATAGCAGCCCAGACAATTCTACAACGGCTAGTTGATCTAAGTGCTTGTAGGCCTGCAATTATGCTATTCCAATCACTGTTGACACGATATAAATTATTGCTTGCATTATCATAACCGTCAATACTGAAATGTACAGTGTCGTTATAATCTAGCAATTTGCCTAAGTTGATCCACCAGGTTAATTTTTTATGTGACCCGTTGGTAACAATAACAATTTCAACAGGCTTAATGCTTTTGATATATTCAATAACAGGTATCAAATCGTGTGCGTATATGGGATCGCCGTCGTCGCCGCAGAACGTAATCTTCTCTACATTGCCGACGATAAACTCAGGTGTAAGATTTTTCTTAAAGAACTCTAGGTCTAGCTCGGTATTAACTAACCCGTTGGGGACTTCTTGCCGAGCACAACGAAGACATTTCAATGTACATTTAGAACTGATTTCAATATGCCAGTGCCAGGTTGCTAACATAGCTGCACATTCCTTTGCCATTGATTGGTAAAATTTGATTGATTATTAACAGTGCTGCATGTTTGCTTGCATACAGAATTGCATTTGTCAGTGTTCCAGCTAGCCTGTATTTGATCAAACTCGGCAATTGTGTCCTGGCCCGTGCCAAGCCAGCAGCAAGGATGTAATACTCCTTGGGCACTAAGGTACAAACTTTGATCGTTGTTTCTGAAACAATCAACAGGGCCGGAGTCAGTTACTGGTCGCGACCAGTTCTTCGGCGACGATAACCAATCAACTGTGGATTTTCGCTTGCTGACTTTTGCACGAAACCAAGTAAATCCCATTTTGCGAGCCAGGCGCTCACAAGCATCAACTTGGTGCTCATTGTGTGCATAAACCAACATATCCCAATGTGCTGAACCTCCAGCTTGAATAAATGCTTCTGCATTTTTCATAACCAGATTCCAATTGACATTACGACGGTAGATATAATTGGTATCTTCCAACCCGTCGATGCTGAACACAACATAGTCTTGCGGTTGATTTAAAATATCTGCTAGATCTTTCCACCAACGAGTATTTTGTAAACCACCATTGGTATTCATACCTAGTACAATGTCTGGATTAATACTTCTAAAATATGAAAAGATATCAACTGACTGTCGATTAGCAGCCGGGTCGCCATAGTTACCGCACATGAACATTTTGTCTAACTGAGATATTGTCGGTTCTCCAAGCAACTGCTTGATAGACTCTACTGTTAGATAATGGTGCTTTTCCTTGTCAAAATTGATATCAGTTTCTCTTTCGCACAACGGACATGCCGCCTGACATACATCAGTAGGCTCTAAATGCAACACCCGCACAGTATCAAGCAATGTCAACATCGGTATTGTAGCTGGTAAATCCGTTTTCTTTGACCACACGCAGAATATTTTCCACACGCCCGGCCAGTTCGTCTCTGTGGCTGACCAACCAAATACTCTTGTGTCGTTCTCTGCTCATCTGCTTCAACAAACTCAAGCTGTTCTCTACGCCTTGTGTGTCTAGGCCTGAGTCAATCATTTCATCTATGAACAGCACATTGATGGGTTGATAAAGGCTTTCGAATACATCGCGGAAGGCCCAGCTCATACTTAGTATCAGTCTGTTGCGTTCTCCGCGCGATAAGTTATCAAAGTCCAGTTCACGGCCCAGCTCTTCGATGCTGACAGTTAAGTCATTTTGAAATACCACTGTGTGCGGCAATCCAATACGATCCAAATAGTGTGTGAGTCTAGCGTTGAGATAGCTAAGATTCTGTTCAATGATCTTCTTGCGTATAAAACTGTCTTTGCTGGTCAGCAACTTGAGCAAGAAGTCTTGATGATCCTGTAAGCGAGTCATCTCGTTCATGGTATCGTATGTGACTTCTTGCAAGGCTTGATTTTGCATTTCCACAATCTGCTCACCGTAAGGATCTGTTTCTGCCGACCGTGTGGTCAGTTCCTTTCGTAAGGCTTCCAGGCTGTTGCGATGATTAAGTGCATGTTCCAGGGTATCGTAAAACACTTTTGGTTGCGGCCCGGACTCGCCTAAGTCGTCAAGCTCGTTTTCTAGCTCTATTATGGCAACCCCTAACAAATCAACTTCGACACACGCCGCATCAAATTCATAGTCCTTGGCAGTAACTGATTCATCATGTTTATCATCGTGAATGTCTTGTCCACATGCATAGCATTTGTGATTGATCAGCGCATCTAGTTCTTGTTTTAGCTTGTCTGCTGTTTTTATTTCTCGTGCTTGATCCAATCTGGATCTAGTCAAGGTCTTTTGTACATCCGCACGTTCTTTGACTGCGTTGTTGTATTCTACCAAGGCCTTGTGTGCAGCAAGTTCTGCTTCGATGTCAATGTGCTCAAGACTGCCAACAGCAGATTCTAACTTGGCAACATCCTCGCTTTGCTTGTTGGCCCACATACGTTGCCGCTTGCGCAAGCTTTCGATCTGTTCTTCGATGCGTTTGTTGGCTTCTTGTACAGCACGAATGCGAAACTCTTCTTGCTGTATAGATTCTTTGGTTTGTTTGTTTAGTTCTTTTATTCGATCAGCACGTTCACTCAGCATGGTAATGCCCAGCAACTGCTCAATGATGGTTCTTTGATCGTTGGCTTTCAAGCTCAGAAAAGGTTCAGTGTAAGTGTTCAAGGCCAAGATATGCTTAAACATGTCGTGACTCAGGCCTAGAGTACGTTCGATGGCATCCTGTGTTTCGCGACTGTCGCCCTGTGCATTGTCGGCGATTTCTTGTTCACGATCGTTGACATAAAATCTCAACACATTAGGCTTGCGTCCTCGTTCAATGCGGTACTGTTGCCCGGCAACTGCAAAATCCAGGCTGACCAGCATGTTCTTGCCGTTGGTCTTGTTTACTAGATTGTCTTTGCGTATGTTGCTGAGTGCTGTACCGTACAAGGCATAGCTGAGTGCATTGATGATTGTGGTCTTGCCTGTGCCGTTTCTGCTGCCGTCGCCGCCTAGATCCAAGTTTTCACCTAACACCAGGGTTAGATCTCGACGGTCAAAGTCAACACCTTGCGTGGCATTGCCCACGCTCATAAAGTTCTTTACAGTTAAATTCTTTATGCTAATCAATTATCGACTCCGTGTTTGTCTAGCATTATAGCAATTTCTTTTGTGTTTGTAAACCACTCGCTGTAGTCGTTGTGTGGCACTTCAAATTTGAATTCTAACCAGATGTAATAATAAATTACAGATTGTGTCCAGATATCTGTAATGTGCTCGATATTTGTTTCGACTTTGTTTTTTACAACATCAATCACTTGTTTTGCGACCGCACATGGGCTGATATATTTTTGATTGACTTGATTCCATTGCGTCCATAGCGGTTGAAAATTGTCTGTTTCAATACCTAGTGTGTCGAGACATTGGGTAAACTGGTTATAAGACAACAAATCGTCAACGTCAATATAGTTATAATCTCTGTTGATTCTCCAAGCATGTCTTAGCTCGTGGTCTCGCAAGAACAAAAAATATTTTTCCCTTAACGACCAGGTACTGTCACAAATCCACGTATCGTCTCGAGTAATTTCTTGAAACATTTCTTTGCCCATGGCTTTTTCGATCATGGTTTGAGCCACAATGGGCCAAGTGCAATCTGTGTAACAAATTTTTATAACTGTTGACTCTGGAAAGAATTTTAAAAATTCTGTTGACTCGTCATTTATACCGTTGTCGATCAATACTGAATAGTGATTTTGAGACTCAAAATTAAAATCATAACTCTTGGGATTCTGAAAATATTTTGGTGCTACCAGTTGTAAATTGTGACTGTCGCCCTTTTTACTGAAATGATAACTCGGAGTTTTGGGACGCACAAAATCTCTGCCGTGCAAGGTCAACACAGCATTGACAAAATGGCCAAATCCGCCACTGGGATACCAAATGCAGTATATCATAGATTCTGGTATATTTTCAACAGCAGTTTTGGATCATAAAACTCACTTTCGATAGCAGTAATCTGATCTGTCACAATCTGATCCACACTTTCAAACTTGATCTCGCCAGGCGCCATGTCAGTGTCCACAGCAGAGTTCTTGTTGGGTATCAGGGCCATTTCTCTGAGATCGTAATCGCGAATAAAAGTTTCTTTGATGAAGTTGGCTTCTTCGTAGCTGATACCAATATCTAGTGCCACACGCACATGCATACGCGGCGCAAGCAATTCAGTTGGACGATCAATCACGTCCGATAGATTCAACACACGATATTGAGGTTGATCGGGCCATGCCAGATATTCAGGCTCTGAACCCCAGTCCAGGATCATCATGCCACGTGCATCATCGCCGGCGTCGGCAAAGTTATGCGGAAAACAATTGCCGATATAGTTGACGTTGCGTTTAGTCTGCCGCAGATGAAAGTGCCCCGAGAACACCTTTTCAAAGTTACCAAAGTTGTCAACTCGGAGCTCCCCGTGGTCCGGCATTTCTACCATGGCATTCATTTTGAAATGTGGCAGTTCAAAATGCCCAAACACGTACTTGGCTGTCATTTTTTGAATACGCTTGTAGTCGTCACCTACCAGCCAAGGAGCAATAATTACATCGCCAGCTTGAAACCAATCGTTGCAGATGTGTATGTTGGGCAAGTGCTGTGCCCACTCAACACCGTGGATGTCACGACGGTCTCTGTAGTAGAGATCGTGATTGCCAGGAATGAAATAAAACTGATCAAATGCAGCTGATAACTTTTCCAAAGCACGTAGGCTAAACTGTAGAGTCTGTAGATTGATACTGGCACGATGGTTGTGCCAGTCACCCAGGAACATGCCAGTTTCACAACCTTTTTTGCGAGCAGTGGCAATAAACCAATCCACAAATGATTCGCAGTCGCGGTTATGTACCAGACTGTTGCTTTTGAGCCCCCAGTGTATATCAGTACAAACCGCTGCTTTTTGAAACAAGTTACTCATAGCTTCCTTATTGTCAGATCACAAGAATACTTACAAGTATACACGGCTGCCAACACAAAGTCAAACTATTTGGCGTCTTCTTCTTCTGGCAAGTTGTATGTACTGGGATCAATTATGGTGACCTCTCCGGGTTTCTGATAGGCCTTACCGGAATTCTGGCGAGTCCAGCTAGGATTGAGTCCGTTCATTTCTAAGATGTCGTCGCGAATATTTTGCATCTTTTTCTCGATGTTTAAGATTCTGGTAAACGAATTAGTGATGGCCGCGGTGTAGTAAGCAAACGGGTTCTGACTTTTTGATTCATCAAACTGTAGCCCAATCTGGCTCAACTGTAGCAAGGCCTGTCCGCGCATTTCTTCATTGTAGGTATATCCGCGCCAGTTTGATCGAGTAGCATAGCGTTCGCATAACTTCAGAAACATACGAGCCAACTCTGCGGTCATGTCGCCATGGTCTCTACAGTACTCGCCTGTTTCTAAATTACCACGCCAGTGGCTTTTGCCCACCAGGTAAGGTTCTCGTTCATCGGTGATGCGATAATGATAAAACGGGGGAAAGTTTACACGCACATGTGTAGGATCCAATACCACTTCATCCACCAGGTCTGCCAAGGGATCATCTGCTGTTTCTTCTAACTCCAAGATGTCTTGTAGTTTTTTCTTTTTTGTTGTGGCCTTGGGTACTTTTTTGGGAGCCCACGGTATGTGTTCCCAGCAGGTGATTCTAAACACCAGATCAGTATTGGGTATTTTCTTTTCGTTGTGAACTATGCCTGTTTCTCGCTTGAGACGATCAGCACGATTGCGTCTTGCTTCGGCCACTGTGCGTTGGTTGATTTTGTCCAAGGACGGCAAAATAATGTCATATTGATGATCGCGTACAGGATCTAAATACGTACAGTAAGTGTTCTTGCTCAGATGTATTTGCTTCAGTAAGTCTCTGTTGTTGAGATAGTTTACTCTAGCCGGTGCTTTGACAGGCACTACCTTTGGGGTTGTGGGAGCGGTTGCTGACAACTTGTATCTCCTAATAGATTACTTATTATAACACAATGTTGCCAAAAAGCAACAATTTTTTATATAAACTTAGCCGTTTTGGCCTACGGTAAATAACACATAGGATAATATAAATGGCTACTACTCCACCTTCATCTGATCCACAAGCTACCCAAGCTGATACCGTAATTGTTGGATCTGTTAATCAGGCTGTGCTACAACAAGCAAACCCCACAGCGGCCAGGGCATATACCTCTGATTTTGTAGCAGAAAAAAACGAAATTATAGCCACACAAGTCAAGCAACTGGAAGCGACCCAGGGATTTCCAGTAACAGATGCACAGCTTACAGGTATTACTGTATCAGCAGATGCACCAGCTCGATTTATTGTAAACAGCAAATATCAAGATGAGATTGAAGCTGCTAATGCAGCACAATCAGTTCCGGAAGGTACCCCACCGCCCACTGTTGCACCAGCTGATATCGATGCACCGC